TTTCATGCTTGGCCTGCTCAACCCACGTACAGAGTATACGGTCTTGCCAACCTTATTGATAACGCTCCGGCTCTTCTTAAGCCCAAGATGCATGTGCGTGTTGGACTAGACATTGAGATCTCATACGAAGAAGCCAACTTTATCAAAGAAACATTCATCCGCGACTATGACCTGCGTGAGATGAGTTTGATACCAAACAAGAACTCAGATGTGGACACAGACATGGCGCCTGGCGAGATCAAGTTTGAATCTGTGGATCAAATTGTAACAGACCAACTCACAAACATCGAATCAGAATTCTACGACAACAAGCTACTACTGAAGATTTATCAAAACTTATGATCTATTGTGTTTGGTATCCTAGTGGCGGATTTGGACACTTTATCAATGCGGTATTAACTTTGCATGGCGATAATTTTGTAAGACCATCAAACTCATTAAAATTTTCCAAAACTGGAGATAGCCATAATCTTAACTTGGTTGTTCCTAAATACTTGCACGAATGTTGGCCTGGCGGAATCGAGTTCCTTAATGATAAAAATTACTGTGTGTTGATAGACAACGGTATTGACAACGAGTCAACCAAATTTAAATCTATCTTTCTCAATTCAACTATTATCAAAATTTGTTACACAGATCGTACTTGGCCTATTATTGCTCGAACTATGATTGACAAAGCCATGAAAAGTAGCATTGAACAACAATTGCCAACTGATAATTGGGATACAGATGAACCTTGGGCACGTCGTGAAAAGTATTTTTTGTTTTTGCGTGATCACAAATTTAGGCATGCCTGGAAATCTCAAGAAGATAGTGCAGTATATATAGACGAGTTATACAATGACTATGATGAGTTTTTTTACACATTAAATTCTATTGTAAAACTAAACTGGTGCAAAGAGTTATGGTCCGAATGGCGTACTGCAAATGCCACGTACATTGATCCAATCAAAGACGCAAAAAGTGTTTTGAACTATGTAAAAATGCAATGTTCGTCTGACTTGACACATATTACAGATGTATGGACGCAGGCTGTGATTTATTATTACATCTGGCTGGAGTTTGGTATTGAAGTTCCACACAACGATTTTGCCAACTTTTTTACCAATACAGATCAAATTATAGGATTAATACAGTGAGACTATTAACCCTGTCAGACGGGTATGGCGATAGTGTTGCGGTACCGCCCTGGTATCCTAAGTATTGGAAGTGGCCAGAAATTATCAAGTTGATGACCAAGGGTGTGGCTCTCAACAATTGTAGCAGATATGGCGCTGGCAATGAGTTTATAGTTAATCAATTAAAAAACAATATTGATTCTGCCGATATGGTAATAGTACAGTGGGCACAACCAAATAGATTAGACTTGGTTCTTGCTCACCCTGATCCTACATTTTGGAAAAATGTAATTGCAAGTGATCAAATATACAATAACAACATAGTAGATTGTGGTAACAACAAATTTTGGATTAGCAGTGCATCTAAAACTGACGCAGTACAAGAGTATCATCGACGGTATATATCTGTTAACCAACACCGATTGAGATCGCAAATATTTGTTGAGTATGCTAAACTGTTACTTGAACAACGCAACATTGATTATCAATTTATGCTGGTAGATGATAGTGATTATCTTGGCATCAATGCCAATTGGATTTGTCACGAGCCGTTTAAAGGTATGAGTGATTTCAAACACAAAAGCAAATATTCTAATCTAGATCTTGGTATTGTGCAACCAACTCCATTGGTTGCATTTGATTTTATCAAGCAGTATATAATGCCCAAAGTTGCTCTTCAGTGGCGCACTGATCACGAAATTAACGCAGTTGAAAACATGCTATACAAACATTATCAAGAGGCAATAAAAAATAAACCATGATTCAAATACGCAATCTCACTGTTAAAAACTTCATGAGTGTGGGCGCAGCCACACAGGCCATTGACTTTGATCGCACGGACCTTACCTTGGTACTGGGAGAAAACTTGGATCTAGGTGGTGATGGATCACGCAACGGTACAGGCAAGACCACAATCATCAATGCATTGAGTTATGCCCTATACGGACAAGCACTTTCAAACATCCGCAAAGACAATCTAGTAAACAAGACCAATGCCAAACACATGTTGGTCAGTTTAGACTTTCACATTAACGGCACAGACTACAAAATTGAGCGTGGACGCAAACCAAACGTGCTCAAATTTTATGTGAACAACGAACACAAAGCCGCAGAGGACGAAGCACAAGGGGATTCAAGAGAAACACAAGATGCCATAGAACGTATTATCGGCATGAGTCACGACATGTTCAAACATGTGCTGGCCTTAAACACCTACACCGAACCGTTCCTAAGTTTAAAAGCCAATGACCAACGCACCATCATTGAGCAGTTGTTGGGCATTACCCTATTGAGTGAGCGTGCAGATCGCATCAAAGAACTCAACCGGCTGACCAAAGATGCTATCCAGGCAGAAGAGTTTAGAATCCGTGCTGTACAAGAAGCCAACAAGCGCATTGAAGAACAGATTGTCAGTTTAGAAAAACGCCGAACCATGTGGTTCAAAAAACAACAGGAAGACTGTGCAGGATTTGAAACCGCCATTGGCGACCTTGAACACATTGACATTGATGCCGAAGTGCAGGCACACAGAAATTTAGAAGCGTTTCACATTAAGAAAAAAGCCATAGACGAGGCCAACCGATACATTCGACAGATTGCCGCAGATGATGTCAAGCAACAAAAACTGTTGGACAAGCTACGAACCGAAATTGCAGCCTTAGACGATCACAAGTGTCACTCATGTGGTCAGGACTTGCATGACAACAAACAGGACGAACTCAAGCAGGCCAAAGAAGAACTGCTTAAAGAAACTGCGTTGCAGATGTTGGCTAATGATACACAACGACAAGAACACCAAGATACACTGGCCAGTTTAGGAGAACTAGGTGTAGCGCCCACTGTGTTTTATGATACACTAGAAGATGCACTGAATCATCGCAACACTCTTAGCACCTTGCGCACTAGTTTGGATACACGAAAAACAGAATCTGATCCATACACAGAACAAATTGCAGACATGCAAGGGCAAGCCTTACAAGTTGTAAGTTATGATCATTTGAATGAGCTCACTAGAGTGCAGGATCATCAGGACTTTTTGCTCAAACTGCTCACAAGCAAAGACTCATTTGTGCGCAAGAAGATTATCGAACAAAACTTGAGCTATCTCAATCAACGTCTAACACATTACTTGGATAGGATTGGACTGCCACATACAGTAAAGTTCATGAACGACTTGACAGTAAGCATCGAAGAACTGGGTCGTGAATTAGACTTTGACAACTTGAGTCGTGGCGAACGCAACAGATTGATTCTCTCCATGTCATGGGCATTCCGTGACGTGTGGGAAAGTTTGTACTCGCCTATCAACTTGTTGTTCATTGACGAGATGATCGACAACGGCTTGGACACACAAGGTGTTGAGAATGCGCTGGGATTGCTGAAGAAGATGAGCCGCGAACGCCACAAGAGCATTTGGCTGGTGAGTCACAGAGATGAACTCACAAGCAGGGTAGAGAACATTCTCAAAGTTGTCAAAGAAAACGGCTTTACTAGTTACAACACGGATGTAGAAATTGCGTAAGATCAAAGTATTACATCTTGAGCCCACTGACGTGTGCCAAGCTGCATGCCCGGCATGTGCTAGAGAAACTGACTCAAAGTTTCGCAAAGATCAAAAACATCATTTGACCATTGGGCACATACAACGACACTTTTCAGACCGCAGAATCAAAAGCCTAGACAAAGTGTTCATGTGCGGCAACTATGGCGATCCAGCCGCAGGTGCGCATACTGGTGATATTTACAAATGGGTTCGACAGCTAAACCCCACAATCACACTTGGTATGAATACCAACGGTGCCATACAAAACACTTTCTGGTGGCATGAAATTGGACGCTTGTTCAATCAGCCCCGAGACTATGTGGTATTCAGCATTGATGGGCTGGAAGATACCAATGGCGTGTATAGAAAAGGTGTGAGCTGGACCAAGCTCATGCAAAATGCACAAGCATTTATCGAAGCAGGTGGGTCAGCACACTGGGACATGTTGATCTATCAACACAACGAACATCAAGTGGATGAGTGCGAGCAGCTGGCTCGCGACATGGGTTTTAAGTGGTTCCGTGCCAAGGTCAGCAAACGACCATTGATCGGCAGACTGGAGTGGCCACGCAACTATCAAGCACACTCATTTGAAGGTGCTATAAAGTGTCATGCACAGCAAGAAAAAAGTGCGTACATAGATGCTCGCGGCAATCTCAGCCCGTGTTGTTGGATAGGTGGCACACAAACAGATTTTGTTCGCACTGATTCTGTGGTGGACTTTTATCCAAAGAAACATGAGACTTGTGTTGCAACTTGCTCAACAGATCAATCACAAACGGCATTTTTAAATCAATGGCGCAAAGAAATTGAGTTATGTTAGCAACTTGGCATTTTCACATTGAGATTTCCAGCAAGTGTACCTTGCGGTGTCCTCGGTGTGCCCGTCAAGAAGTACCCGATGGACTTGTGAACACAGAACTAGATTTAGAATTTTTTAAACGTAACTTCACTCCTGAGTTTGTGAGAGCCAATGTAGAGAAGATTACATTCTGTGGTGATGATGGTGACCCTATCTATGCACATGATTTGATACCCGTAATTAGCTATCTTAAAAGTATAAAACCTGTTGAAATTGTCATTGTTACCAATGGATCACATAAAAAATTAACTTGGTGGACTCAATTGGGTACTTTGTTGGACTCAAAAGATAGTGTTCACTTTAGTATAGATGGATACGACAACGCCAGCAATAACTTGTATCGAGTAAACAGCGATTATGACAGCATCATTGACGGTTTGCAAACATTACGTGGCATGAGTGATTGCCAAATTGTGTGGGCTGCCATTGCATTCAAGTTCAACGAACATCATATAGACACAATGAAAAAAGTTGCCCAACAACTTGGTGTGGACAGATTTCAATTGACCAAGAGCACAAAGTTTGGCAGTGTGTATCCATCGTATGGTGTTGACGATCCACTTGAACCCAGCGTAAAATTTGTCAGCAGTTCACATCGCTTCGAACGTGAAGTTACCCCGCTAACAGAAGCAGGCGAATGGACTGCAATTCCACTCACAAACAACCGACTATTCAATCAAACTCAAAGTCGTAACGGTGTAACACCGTTATGCGAAATAGGCAACAAAGGATTGTACATTGATGCCCGCGGCAGGCTATTCCCTTGCTGTTGGGTGGCCAACAGATACAATCACAATTCAGACTGGCAACAACTAGCAAACAACTTTGATCTAAATACAAAAACACTAACAGACGTATTGTCAGATAACTTTTGGGCTAACGAGTTCCAAACTTTCAAATGGCAAGAATGTCAAACCAAATGCTCTAGTGCATTAGTTGACGAAAAATACGCCACTTCTTGGTAAAAGGACTAACTATAGCACATACGCAAAATCACACATGACATGGCTTTATCAAGATACCCCAATTGAGACACTGCCCGAAGAATGTGTAGGTTTTGTTTATCTAATCACAAATAATCTATCTGGACGCAAGTACATAGGCAAAAAATTAGCAAAGTTTAGCAAAACAACATACAAAATAGTCAAACAAAAGAACGGCACAAAGAAACGGAAGAAGATACGCTCAAAGATTGACTCAGATTGGAGAGAGTACTATGGGTCAAGCCCAGAATTAACCGCAGACGTAATCACTTTAGGCACCGAAAACTTTACCAGAGAAATACTTTACTATTGTAAATCAAAATCAGAATGTTCGTACATTGAAGCAAGAGAACAGTTCACAAGAAAAGTATTAGAATCAACAGATTATTATAACGGCCATATTCAAGTTCGTGTGCATGGCTCACACATCATCAACAAACTTTAATCACGACTCTGTGCTGAGTGTTTGGCTCAGCCCCATTGAGGAACGGTGCAATACCCGGTCCAGACTTGGGCGTCAAAGGCAACTGTTAACTTA